ACCAGCAGTCCTTTGCCAATTACCTAGATTAGTATTACTGAATAAAGTAGCTCCAGCAAACATACTTTGCATATTAGTGACACCAGATACATTCCAAGAATCTATACCTGTACCTATACCTGTACCTGTAAATGCTCCAGCTCCATTAAACATATTGGCCATATTCTTAACATTAGCTACAGTACTACCATAACCCTCCCAACCAAATAGATTATTATTAAATGCAATAGCATCCTTAAACATACCTTCCATATTAGTTACACCAAATACATTCCAATTTTGTATACCTGTACCTTGAAATGCACTAGCTCCAGCAAACATATTAGACATATTTTTAACATTAACTACAGTACCATTATTCTGCCAGCCAATTAAATTAGTATTAAAAGCTTCAGCATCTTCAAACATAGATTGCATATTTGAGACATTAGTTACATTCCATGACCCTATTTCTCTGTTAAATATAGTAGCTCCTTTAAACATATATGAAGTATTGGTTACTGTAGAAGGAAGTGCAGGTACTGATGTTAGACTAGTACATCCATTAAATGCACCTCTCAAAGAAGTCAACGTTGTAGAACCCCATTGAGTTACAGATAATAGTTTAGGAGCATCGGTCCATGCATTCTCACCAGAGCCAAAAGTAGAAAAATTACCAGAAATGTCTACTCGGCCATTTGTAGATATACTAGGATAATTATTAGGATCATATGTAACCGGTTGATATCCACTGCCCCCATTAATATATATAGTAGAAAATCCAGAAATAGGTATGGTTACTTGTCCTGTTGTTACATTATACATTAAAGTTGTAATGGAATTATTAAAAGGAGAATTTAAATCCGTTAATGTTATATCGTCAGTACTATTATCATATTTTAAAAAATCGGTTTTATCTGTAACAGCACTTACATACCATCTTGTTAGATTTGCTCTAAATGTCTTTGAATTACCAGTATACATTTCTATAGCCCCAAAAAACATACTATTCATATTTTCAACATAAACTAGAGTACTAGAATTAGGTCCAGATCTTTGCCAATTATCTAAATTAGTATTATTGAATGTAACAGCATCTTTAAACATACTAGACATATTAGTTACACCAGTTACATTCCAAGATTCTATACCCTCACCTACAAATGCACTAGCTCCAGCAAACATATTAGACATATTCTTAACATTAGCTACAGTACCATTAACCTGCCAATTACTTAATTGAGTATTGGAAATACCAGCATTCTTAAACATAAATGACATATCTGAGACATTAGTTACATTCCAAGATTCAATACCAGCACCAGTAAATATAGTAGCCTCTTTAAACATATATGAAGTATTGGTTACTGTAGAAGGAAGAGCAGGTACCGATGTTAGACTAGTACATCCATTAAATGCACCGCTCAAAGAAGTCAACGTTGCAGAACCCCAACGAGTCACGGATAGTAAGTTAAGAGCACCGGTCCATGAGACATCACCAGAACCAAACGTAGAAAAATTACCAGTAATAGTAACGGTTCCGGTTCCTCCTGTCGTTCCTTGCAGACTAGAACCGGGCCCATAGCCTAAATCAACAGTTAAGCTAGTATATCCAGAAATAGGTAGGACTATATTTACGCCTGAATCAAAAGATAAAGTTGTAATGGTACAAAAAGGAGACTTAAGGTCTGAAAATGTTATATCAGCAGTATTATTATCATATTTTAAAAAATATGATTTATCTGTAACCGCACTTACATTCCATGTTGTTAGATCTGCTATAAATGTCTTTGGCTCGCCAGTATACATATTTACAGCCCCCGAAAACATACTGTTCATATTGAAAACATTAGCTAGAGTACTATCTGACCTTTGCCAATTACCTAGATTACTATTAGAAATACCAGAATTTGTAAACATACTTTGCATAAATGAGACGTTAGTTACATTCCAGAGATGTACATCTGTACCAGCAAATGCAGTAGCCCCATAAAACATATACGCTGTAGTGGTTACTAGAGGAGGAAGAGCAGGTACCGATGTTAGACTAGTACATTCATAAAATGCATAGCCCAGATTAGTTATACTAGAGCCCCATTGAGTTACAGATTGTAATTGATCTCCACCGGTCCAAGGTAGAAAACTACCAAACCTAGTAAAAGTACCTGAAATAATAACTATGCCTGTAGTTGTAGTATTATCTATATTCTGTACGCCATAAGTATAAGTAACGGGTGGCTCATTCCTGCCCCAATCAACAGTTATCTGACCAAATCCAGAAATAGGTAGATTTATAGTTGTGCCTGGATCAAAATTTAAAATCATAGACGTAGACATTTCTATATTATACCAACTTTATTGGTAACTTAATTCCATTTGTAAGAGGCGCCACAAAGTTAATCTATTTCCTTTATACGTGCCAGGTTTCAATGCCTTTAATCGTTCCATAATCTGTGACATAGTAGTTGCTCCAACAGAAGGAACACATGGCGGAATAAACCATGTCAAGTCCGATTTAATCACTACATCGGGCCAAGATGCTTTTGGTAGCATAGCAGGAACAAGAACATGACCATTATGTATCAATGTAAGATCCACTGATGAAATTAACGGAATACTCGTAATCATATCATCATAAATTAGACCAAGACGGAATGTTCGTAGTCTGCACACATAATCAACAAGAGAAGCTATACGTTTTGATGTTTTAACAGATTTCCAGAAATCAGGCGAAGCCGGGGCTCCTCCAGCTCGGGCCCGTAATTCTTCTTCCAAGTGTTTCCGAGTCCAAGTGTGACCCGTAAATTCTTTGTACGCCTTTTCATGCTGATGTAAGAGATACGATGCCTCTTCCATTTCCATTACCGCCTTTGTTGAATCTGTAGCTATACGATACAGAGGTTCACGGATCCATAATGAAAGAGCTATGATGTCTAACATAGTGTCTGAGTCCTCTGTCCAACCAGGAAGCCACGATACCACGGTATCATCCGGTTTAGCTGTAATAGATGCCGTAGCCGGCCCTCCACCAACCTTGTGAAACCGATTTGGATTCGCCTGAATAGCTTCGTTCAGTTCAGACCACTGTAATGGTTTAGGCATTCTACTTTATCCAATCAGAGCTTTCTTGATTCAAGTTTTGACTTGTTAAAAGTTGACGGCCGTGTATTATCGACCCTAAGTAAACAGGATGGATTTTCGTCGAAAGGACTTCGACGACCTCTTAGCACTGGCAAAGGTCTGGAAAAAGACGCCAGATGTTGAGCTTGAAACTGCAGTTAAAACTCTTGACCTGACAGGGTGGCAAGATATTATTCAGGGCCTCCGAGCTCTTGGGATGCGCGAGACATCCCAGATTGTGAAAATGACTGTGACAGTCGATGACAATGTCCGGTTTACTCTGGAAGGAGCCGGAATTATTCAGGCATACTGTGAAGACAACAACATGGCCAATAAACCCTTCAATGCTATGCGGAAAGAGACTATTGAGGGTTCCAGGCCTCTAGAGATTCCGTTCTACGGTATCCGGGCCAAGCTTAAGCGGGAGACGCCTCTTGCTGTAGATGATGCTGTAATTACCAGTCTTCTGAGTCGATGGGCTTCGCTTAACAAGTATTTCCGTGTTATCCAACGGTTTGAATTTGTTGCTCCTGACAATCTTGGTATCCGGTTTGATATCTCAATTGTACGTTCTGGCGGTGCACGTACATTTCAAGAGGCCCGTGTAAATTCTGCACCGTCCACCTACGAGGCCGAAGTGGAACTTATAGCCAGCCGTGACTCCATGGGTCCCGAGGCCGCCACGTCTCTCATGATTCGCGGTACCAGCTGGATGCTTCAGGGTCTTCAGCGTTCTTATGTCTTGACTACGACTGGTATGAGCCGATTTGTACAAGACAGTCTGGCCACAATCTTCAAGACTCGTGGATTCCGGTATCCCGGTCCTCAACCTGCCACTCTTGAGCGTCGGAATCTGGAAGAGCCCGAGCCCGGTGTGCCTAATCTGCGGTCCGGCTACAATGTGACCGACAAGGCCGATGGACTCCGGTGTCTTCTCTTTGTGGCCGAGAAGGGCCGTATCTTTCTTGTTGATGGCGGTGGGCGTGTCTATTCTACTGGAAAAGAGGCCGACCGTTCTCTTGAAGGACTCTGTTTGGATGGTGAGTGGATTAGAAAGGATCGGAAGGGGTCCGTTGTCTCGCACTACTATGCATTTGACATCATGGCACTCAGAGGTGATACATCTGTAGCATCTTTGCCATTCATAATTCCCGGTTCAAAGGCTCCTACAAGACATGCTACAATGGCAACGGCAATTACTGGGCTCGGAACAGCCAAACAGGTTGTGAAGGTTCCGGCCAACCAGGAGCTCCAGATTGGCATCAAGGCATTCCGCACGGCTCCTAACATCTTCCGCGATGCCGCCGCCATTGTCCTTGATGATGCAAAGTCTACTCCGTATACTACGGATGGTCTAATCTTTACACCAAACGAGGCCCCATTACCTCTTGGTCGTGGTTCATGGTCTGCCCAGCTTAAGTGGAAGCCTGCGAGTCATAACACGATTGACTTTCTGGTCATTGTCGACAAGGAGCGGGGATCCGATGGTTCTCCGTTGCCGGTCGATTTGGTTACGATTCGTGACACGAAACGAACAAAGGCGTTGCGTCTCTTTGTAGGGTCCAAGCGGGATGCGGCATTTGCCGATCCGCGTAAGACTCTGACCAGTGGAGAACCTCTGCCTACATCTCTAGATGGCGGTGAATACCGCGCTGTTGAGTTTAGACCCTCCGAGCCACGTGATCCGATGGCCGCTATCTGTTATGTGGCGATAGGAGGTGATAATACTATTGTGTGCGACTCGGGAGATCTTGTTGATTCTAACATGATTGTCGAGATGGCCTATTATCCAGAAAGAGAACCGGGATGGCGCTGGGTTCCCATGCGGGTTCGTCATGATAAGACGGAGCGTCTGCAACGGGGTATCGGGGGAACAATGAATGCTGACTGGGTTGCAAATTCTATCTGGTCTTCTCTGCATAATCCGGTCACGGAGGATATGGTCAAGACGGGTGTGATACAGGAATGTGTCTCGACTGGCAGTGGGCCTACTTCTACTGTATACTATAACCGAAAGGCTCCTAAACGGGATCTTATGAAGACCCAGTGTCTACGCAACTTCCACAATGATTATATTAAGCGCGATATCCTTCTCAAGAAGACTCTTATGGCCGGCGGGACTCTGTGTGATCTTGCTATGGGCAAGGCCGGTGACCTCCATAAATGGGTGGCCCTTGGTGCATCTCACGTCTTCGGATGTGACTACGCCGCCAACAATATCAATGATCCCCAGGATGGTGCTTATGCCCGTCTCTTGACCAAGAATATTGAGCTCGGTAAACGTCTCGACATGGTCTTTGTCCAGGCTGATGCCGCCGTTCTATTGAAAGATGGCTCTGCCGGTGTAACGGCCGAGGACAAGACTATTCTCCAGCAAGAATTTGCTACTACAAATGGTTATGACGTAGTGTCCTGCATGTTTGCACTCCATTACATGTTCCGTGATGAGGTGACTTTGCATGGATTCATTACTAATCTGGCTGACACTGTCAAGGTGGGCGGTTACTTTGTAGGATGCGGATTTGACGGTGACATGGTAATGTCTCTTCTGGCCGAAAAGGATTCTGTAACTGGGCGCGATGGTGACACCGATATCTGGACTATTACGAAACGGTATCCGAGTACTGGTCAAAACACCGGTCTAGCAATAGATGTGGACTTTATCAGTATTGGTGAGACTCACCAAGAGTTTCTGGTATCTTGGCCCTATTTGCAAGAACGACTAAAGGAGGTTGGTCTTGAACTTCTGACACCTGAGGAGCAGGCTTCTATGGGTCTGACTGCATCAACCCAGTTATTCAAGGATGCACTTGAGACCGCAGGAAAACGCTATGACATGACGGATGCACTCAAACAGTATTCATTCTTGAATCGGTGGTACATTTTCAAGCGGGTAGATGCAAAGAGGCCGGCTCCTCTGAGCTACGAGGCCCAAGTGAGACCACCAATCTTAACTAGCAGATCTGACGGTCCAAAAGTTGTAACTGACGGTTCTAAAGTTGTAACCAACGGTTCTAAAGTTGTAACCAACGGTCCTAAGGTCGAGTCCGACGTTTCCAAGGTCGAGTCCGACGTTCCAAAGATAGAAGTTACCGAAATCGAGGTAACAAAACCATTTCTCATCGATCCTAATCTAACAGATGACCGCCTAGGTCCTGAATTCATGGACTGGCCCAGATATCTCACGCTTGGTACTCTGGTCCCCAAAGGGATTTATGATAAACTTATCAAGTCCGCCGCATCTATTGGAGGCGGTGTATCTCCTGCACAAGATGGTCCACGTATCGTTTATCCAAGTGTAGAGGCCGCGATTGCTTCTGCCAAGTTTCAAGTGGCAACAGATAAGCCAGAGCTTGGCCCCCAGATATTCCGAGTAGAAGGTCAGATTCATCAGAAATATGAGACCGAACGCGAACGTCTGCGCGGTAATGAGTTGGCATTGAAGAAGACTGTTGATGACCAGGTAGGACAGACTAGGACACAGTCTGGCGCTGCCAAGATGAAAGGATTCAAGGCGGTCTGGGACAAGGCAACCTGGGATACGGAAAAAGAACGAGTGTATCGTGTCTACCTAGGAGATCGATACATGGCAGATGAGCGTTTCAGAGAGATTGTGGACCGTGTAACAAAGTTGGCGAAGGAGAATCCATTTGTGACGGCTGATGGAGTTGTCCATCCCGAAGTCATGTTAGTCAATGGAACGGAATATAATGAGCTCGGTGTTGGATACAAGGATGGTGTGGTTGTAGGAGGTGATAACAAAGTAGGGAAATGGATTATGGAGTTGACTGCTGATTCTTAACGAATTAGTTAAAAAACGTTAAATATTTTTGTATATCTAATATAACGAAATGGTTACCTACACTTGTGACATTTGTGATAAAATATTTATGCAGAAAGGTCATTATGATTCTCATAAGTCAAGAAAACGTTCTTGTAAGAAGAATGATGCGATTGAAAAACTTGTTGAGAAAAAAGTTCAAGAAGCATTAGCTAAAATAAATTTGCCTAAAATTGACGCAGTCATTGACACTGCAACCCAGTCCATAGAAATGGAAATCATCAAACCCTTTATGAAATGGGTTGGAGGAAAGACACAGATTATCAATGATGTAATGACCCTTTTCCCAAAAGAGATGAATAACTACCATGAGCCTTTCTTAGGAGGGGGGAGTGTTCTTCTTGCTCTTCTTTCACACAAGAAAAATGGAACAATCAAGGTTGCTGGAAAAATATACGCAAGTGATTTGAATTCAAATCTGATTGGACTCTATAAGAATATTCAATCAAATCCAGATAGTCTGATTGCAGAAGTAAAGAAATTATCCGATGAGTTTACTAAATGTAAGGGAACTGTGGTAAATCGCAAGGCATCTACTATCGAAGAGGCTCTTACATCACCAGAATCATACTACTTCTGGATTAGGTCAAGATTCAACGCATTATCAAAAGAGGAACGTACAACATTAACTGCATCTGCAATGCTACTCTTTATGAATAAGACATGCTTTCGTGGCGTATATCGTGAAGGGCCAAAGGGCTTCAATGTTCCATTTGGAAACTACAAGAATCCTTCTATCCTCGATGAAGCGCATATCAAATTGGTTTCAGCATTGATGAAAGATGTAGTATTCACTAACTGCTCATTTAGTGATTCTTTAAACAAAGTTATTTCTGGTGATTTTGTATATCTTGACCCACCATATGCTCCTGAAAATGATAAATCATTTGTCTCCTATACATCCGATGGTTTCAATTTGGATAATCATAAAATGCTCTTCAAACTCTGTGCTGATATGAAGGCAAAAAATGTGAAACTGTTAATGAGTAATGCAGAAGTAAAGTTGATAAAAGATGCCTTTCCATCGCCGTTATATACTACAAAAATCATATCTTGTAGAAGGGCCATACACTCCAAAGAACCAGATGCCCGGACTAATGAGGTCTTGATTACGAACTAAGCGACCTGAGAATATCAGATGCTCCAATATATTCAATTCTATTTTCACGAAAGAAGTCAAGAAACCGCTTCTTTTGTGCCGTACACTTTGACCCAGGTAGATTTCCATAACTTTCCCTACAAATTTTTTCAGCGCCGGCCATACAAAGAATCTTAAGGGGCTTTCCGTATAAGTCAGGGATTTCAGCATACTTGAACGGGCAACCAAGAATCTTTTCTCCAGCAGTTCCATCTGTATAGAAAGTACCAGTTTTAGCTTCGATAATTGAATCATCTACTTCTGCATCAGGTACGTGGTGCTCTTTATTTAAGGGTTTAGACACAATCTTGCCAAGAAGTGTATAAATCTCCGCACAAATACACTCTCCAAAAGGACCAGTCCATTGTTTTTTTAACACAAGGTCAGGTCGTTGGGCTCTAAGTGTGTCCTGCCCCCATTTATCTTCAAGAATCTTATATTTTTTTCCGTCAACTGTCTTATTTTTTTTCTGAATAGGGGGGAGAAAGGAAAGATCGCCAAATAACCACTGAACAACCTGCTTCTGTCGAAGCAGAACAATCTTTGTATCTTCAATCTTAGAAACAAACTCAAGAAACTTTGTAGTCTCCATATTAACTATACTGGAATTGGGCGGTGTTATTTCAATTTTTGGTGTGGCCGACAATTTCTTATTGGGACATGTCGTCTTGTTGTGCCCAGATTGTTTACACGAAGAACAGGGCATCTTGTATGTTGAGTAGGCTTGTGGATGTGCACTTTCAACTTTAGCTGTCATCTTAAATAAAATAAAATGAAACAATAGATGGCAAAGACACGTAAACGAGCATACAAAAAACTTAAGAGACGGACTCGGAATTTGAAAACTAAAAAAGGTCAGCGCGGAGGATTTCGCGAAGAATGCCATTATGAAAACCAATATCCCGAAGAAGATACTAGCCTACCTATCACATGGACAGATGATGAAGGTAACGAATATGATTTGGAAAACATAGATGAACTGCCAAATTATGCATATCGTAAAAATCTAGATCTGGACCGTGAATATATCTGGGTTATTACGGTTGATGAGCCTTGGGTAATTTATTATACTGATCCAAATCCTGGTGATTTAGAGCCTGGAGGAGAAAATTATTTTTCACCAGACGGAAGTTCTACAGACTTTATAAAACATAGTCAGGTTGCAATGGGCATGGATGTTAAGTGCGCAGGAACTTTTGTTGCTAGTAAACAAGGTGGATTTACACTTTATGTGACAAATCAGAGTGGACATTATAGGCCAGATTATTTTTGTTTAGAAGATGAAAGTAGTTGGAATGAAGAAAACGGAGAAAATGGTGATAGAGAACCATATGATGCATTAGAAGTTTTTCGATATTATGGATATAAAAATCTTGTTAGTAATTCGGTCTAGACTTTCTTCTTCTTTTTCGTGTTCCACCTCTAGCATTAATTTTTTGATAGAATGCATTAAAATCTAAAAACATACGGCCGTTTTCATTTGTTGCAATCCATTTTTGTGCCGGATTTCTTTCTCTCATATTATTATTGACTTTGTTAATATTAATCCATATTGTATCTAAATTATAGACACCTTTTAAGTCAGGATATGTTCCAGGCGGGAATCGATAATTTGGATTTTTAGTATTTAATGTATATGCATCGTAAGGAGTTAGTCTATTAAACCACTTAACAAGATTTGCTAATTCTTTTTGTTTGTACTCAATACCAGTATATACGGTAGTATTTTTGGCAATAGCTGTAACACTTGCCAGTGATTGTACAAACGCAGCTAAATTATCTAACGGCTGCTGCTGCTGCGGTTGCAGCTGTGGTTGCCACTGTGGTTGCCACTGTAGCTGCAATGGAATTTGTTTGATATAATCCAATAATTCATACGCATTATTCGTACAATCATCTGAAAAATCTATTCGAATAGATTGATTGTAAAACATATTTAATTCCTCCAATGTTTTACTCGCTTTTTCTGCATTCATACACGGTTGTGTTACTTTCATTTCAAACCATCTATATGGACATCTACGTCCTGTATTATGTTTAATTGTAGTATCATATAACCGCAATAGTAATGTCTTATGTGTTCCTTGGATAGATTCTCTGTATTTTTCTTCTAAAACTTCACACGAATTTAATAGTGTTCGAGTATAGCTATATCCTCCTGAATCTAGTAAACTGGTTTTTAAGATGGCCAGTTTATTAAGAAGATCAGAATCTAATGTAAGAGGAATGGATTTTATTAGTCGTTCAAGATTATACTCTGTAATAAGTTTTTCTAATGTATATGTTATACCTGGTTTTTCTTTGAACATTAATTTATTAAATTTATGTTCAATTAGAATGTTACGGGCTTCGACTATATGTCTAAACATAGTCCCTTATTTAATACTAAGAAAGTTTATTGCATCGGGATTTTAATTTTTAATTTTAATATCTACGACTTCTATTACTTCTGCGTCTAGTCCTGGTCTTGACTCTGCGACCACCTGCTTGTGCTGCTTGTCTCTGTTGTTCTGCAAACTTGTCAGCATAGGCCTGACATTCAGGGTCTTGAGGGACAGGAAAACTATTAATAATTTCTCTAACAATTACTTCAATGCAGGCATCATCAGGTGCTTTCTTTTCATATACAGCATAATATCCAGGACTGGCTATGTAACGCGAACAATCTTTTACTGTAGGATTAGCATAACAGCATGAAACTAATTCTTTGAATCTATTTTTACCAGCATCACCTTGAAATGGGAATGTATTTGCACCTAAATTACGGTCATCTACATTTAATTGGATAGTTTGAAACGCAGTGTATAAATTCTTGTATTTAGTTAATTTACTAGCGACTTTATCTACCATATCTTTTACAGAAGCTACTCCTCCTTGCTCACGGGCCCCTGCTTCTGCTTCGGTACTATAAAATTCAACAATTGTCTTATCAAGAGAGTCAGGATTAGAAACTAAAGGATCTACAAATAACTCATTAAACCTGGTCTTGATTCTATTCATACGCCCTTGATCTATTTGCGCCATTTCTACTTCAGTGGAAGATTTTTGTCGGGGCCTGTCTTTGTCTTAGTCTTCGCTGTTTTCTTGTTTTTAATCCACCTTTTTGGCTTAAATCAAATATTTTAGAAATTGTTCCTTTCGCATTACTTGGTAAAGTCTTAAGAATGCGTATAAAACGAGGCCATCTATTTTCGAGAGGTTTAATATTAATAGTTATATTTTCATTGTATTCACGATTAAACTCATCTTTTGATAATCCGTTTTCTAAAAAGTATTTTAATTTATTTAAATCATCGATTGTAAGATTAACTATATTTGTCTTAATAACTGCGGCATAATTATTTTGTATCTGTTGCTGTGCGGGTGTTAGATCATCAAATCTAAGAACTAATTCATTAATATCTCGTAATATATTTGCAAGAGACGTTTTAGATTTTTTTATTTGTTTTGATTCTGGCTCTGGCTCTGGTTCTGGCTCTGGTTCTGGTTCTGGCTCTGGTTCTGGTTCTGGTTTTGGCTCTGGTTCTGGCTCTGGTTCTGGCTCTGGCTCTGGCTCTGGCCTCGGTTCTAATGGAGCTAAATATGGAGGAACATTTACTTCAGTATTTGTAGATATTACTGGCTCAGACAAGTTGAGGAGTTTGGGCCTTGGAGGAACATTTACCATAAATCTTTGTTTATGATAACAATCAGCATCAGATATACATAATCTAAACCAACGATGTTTACACACAGCTGTTTTTTTACCGTCAATAATCTGTGTTCTTTCATATACATTCGTTGAATATAAGTCCGAAATTAAGTGTATAAAATCCTCTTTTTTTATTTTGATATCAATCAAATATTGAGAAACATCAATAGGTAAAGCTTCTAAGATTGTCATAATTTTGTTAAATCTAAATCTAATAAAATTATCAATAAAGTCTCTTTTGACTTCTAAAGGAGTAAGTTGTTCTATATCAACACGTGTTTTATCAAAATATAAATTTTCAAAAAACCCCGCTTGTAATGTTTTTGCAATTTCTTGTTTAACTATTTCTAAATTCATCCCTTATTATATTCATCTGTTTTATTTATTGTGCCGGGTTCTGCCCTTACCCTTACGTCTATTCTTGCGTGCACGAGTTCTGCGACCACCGGCCTGACTAAAGTGTGCCCGATTAAAGAAATCTTTAATTGCATCAGGAGGATTTTTTGATGTTATTAAATTTTTTAGTGCTAATTTACCTGCACCTGTAGGGGTTGTAAAATATAATCTTAGAGCATCATCAATTTGTCCTTGCGTGTTGTTATCTAAAGAGGAAGCCCAAGTGTCAAATTCAGGAGAATCAACATAAGTTCTTAGTGCGTCGATATCTGGATTACCAGCTGCAGCAGCTGCTGCTGCGCCTGCACCAGCACCGCCACCAGCACGTGCTGCCGCATTTGCTGCTGCCTGAGCTTCAGCTGCAAGTCTTGCGGCATTTGCATTTGCTGCAGCCTGAAGTCTGGCCTGTTCTGCATTTGCTTCTGCACGAGCCTGAGCCGCAGCTGCTGCACGAGCCTGTTCTGCCGCAGCAGCCGCAGCATTTGGTACAAGGCCAGCACCAGCTGCTGCACCAGCACCAGCACCCGCTGCCATGGCCGCAGCTCTCTTAGCTTCAGGTAATGAACGCAGATAAGCCGCCCATCCATCTACGTTTGTACCGCTTGCACCAGGATTCTGCTCACCCCATGCAATATATAGATCTTTACAATTATTACTACTATCTATGGCCAGTTTACCTGCCAGCACCTCTGGTATTAAACCCAATATTGCTGTTACAACTATATCAAGAGGTTTTAATTCCCAATATTTAAAAAAAGATTTTTTTGTAACCTCACCATCAGCACCAATTACTTCATTGCACTCCTGAGTCTTAAGTTCATACATCAGATTTAAAATATTTGGTGAAAAGGGTGTCTTTGGTGCAGGACCAAATGGCTCTTTTGTTGCTTCTTTATAATCAGGTTGGTCTGCTGGGGCCTTAATATCTAGACGAGCATATACCTGTTGTTCTATATTAGCTCTTACATCTTGAGGTACCTTTGCAGTATATGCATCTAGTAAAGGAGGTGCATTACCTTCTGCATTTGGAAATTTATATACAAATTTATTATAATTTGGGTTAAGAGTACCATATATAGTATTAAATTTAGTTGTTAATGCCGTTTTTACTACTTCAGCACGTTGTGTTTCAGCCCACTTTTGTGCATCTGCAACTACAGCAGCATTTCTAGCAACTTTCCTTTGAGGGTCCATAGCATTTCTAATTCCAGATAAATATCCTGGTACATATGGTTTAGGAGGACCAGGCGGTGTCTGTGGCTTTTGTCCTCCAAATCCGAACATTCTATTATATACTAATAAAATATGACACAGTCAAGTAAACATAGAATAAAGTCAATGCTTTCTATTTTAAATAAACATCCACTTGATGCCCGCATAGACTTTGAAGAAGAAACGCATACATATACCATTGATGGAACCAAAGAAGGTTGGCTAAGTTGTACCGGATTCCTCCATTATTTCTTCAAGCCGTTTAAACCGGATGAAGTAATTTCGAATATGATGAAATCGCCCAAGTGGCCCCAGTCCAAATATTTTGGAAAAACACCGGAAGAAATAAAAAAACAATGGACTCAAACTTCATCTTCTGGTACACGGATGCATCTTGATATTGAAAATTACTATAATCAAGCATTGGAATCACCTCAAGAAGGTCCTGAGTGGACTCAGTTTCTGGATTATCATGACAAGATTGGTTCTCAGTTCGAGCCATATAGAACAGAATGGGTAGTCTTTGATATTGAACATAAGATTGCGGGGTCAATTGATATGGTATACAAGAAGCCAGATGGCACGTTAGCAATCTATGATTGGAAACGTGTCGAGGAAATTCGAACGGAGAATCGTTGGGACCATGGATATGGACCATTAGCTCATTTACCAGATACTAATTATTGGCATTATACAATTCAACTCAATGTATATAAGTACATTCTAGAACGATACTATGGCGTAGTAGTCTCAGAATTAGCTTTAATTATCTTACATCCATCAAATCCTAAGTGGAAACGGTTGAAGTTGAATATCATGACAGAAGAAGTGGAGGGAATGATGGCTGCAAGAGCTCGGGCACTTGTTTCAGGAGGGAATGTTAGCATATAGTAGAATGAATGTTCAGCCAATTGCTAATCAAGTAATTACACATTATGTACATGGTTTTACACGGAACTTAGTTTGTGGGGCCGGATTAGCATATACTGTACATAATGAAAACTATAGTCACATACCTCTTATTATCTTATTTCCCTCCATATATGCGGGCTATAATTTGTATGATAACAAAGATAAAGTTATTCACTATTTGAAGACGGAATTTAAAAAAATTAAAACTTGAACATTTTTTTGTTGCTTAATTATGTAATATGACTACAACAAATATTTATATCCTTCAATTGGAAAAAGGCAAATATTATATTGGTAAAACAGATAATCTGGAACGTAGGAGAAAAGAACACGAAAATGGAACTGCATCTGCTTGGACAAAAAAATATAAACCTGTTTCTATTGTAAAAATTATCCCAAATGCAAGTCCCTTTGATGAAGATAAATATACAAAAGAATATATGAACATGTATGGTATTGATAATGTTCGCGGTGGCACATATTCTCAAATTGAACTTAGTGAAAATCAAAAAGAAATGATACACTGTGAATTAAAAGGTGCTACAGATGCATGTCAGCATTGTGGTAAAAAGGGACATTATATTAGATATTGTCCAAATAAAGTTAAATCAACGATTAAAACATGTTATAAATGTGGAAATATAGGACATTATTCTAATGAATGTAATGAAGAAGAAGAGGAAGAAGAAGAAGAAGAGGAAGAAGAGGAAGAAGAGGAAGAAGAGGAATGGGAATGCGAGTATTGTGAAAGAACTTTTACATCTGCATTTGGATGTGGTGTTCATGAAAAATCGTGTAAAAAAAATACATCATCCACTTTAAAAAAAGGAGGTTGTTATCGCTGTGGTCGTCCAGGACACTATTCACCCGATTGTTATGCAAAGACACATCATAAAGGTTATACATTAGATTAGCCTTCTAGAGGTGGAGCTTCATCTTGATTAAAATTTAAACTTAAGTCTAGTTCAGATTCTTTTTGTTCAGGCTTGGGTTCAGATACCAGGGCCGAAAACATATCGGATACTGCACCGAAGAGTGTGGGTTGTTGAGCCGAAGGCTCAACTTGTACTTGTTGAGCCGTTGGCTCAACTTGTACTTGTTCAGATTGTTGAGTTGGCTCAACTTGTACTTGTTCAGATTGTTGAGCCGAAGGCTCAACTTGTACTGGTTTGACCTCCGATTCTACTGCTTCTTGTTCAACCTGAGTTTCAGATTGTTGTGCCGGCTCAACTTGTACTTGTTCAGCCAAAGGCTGAACTACTGGTAAAGCTAACATAGAGGGTACTTGTTCAACCTGAATTTCAGATTGTTGAGCCGGCTCAACTTGTACTGGTTCAGCCAAAGGCTGAACTACTGGTAAAGCTAACATAGAGGGTACTTGTTCAACCTGAGTTTCAGATTGTTGTGCCGGCTCAACTTGTACTGGTTTGACCTCCAATTCTACTGTTTCTTGTTCATCTTGAGTTTCAGATTGTTGAGCCTTTGGCTCAACTTGTACTGGTTCAGCTGAAAGCTGAACTACAGGCTGAACTACTGGTAAAGCTACCGTAGAGGGTACTGGTTCAGCTGAAAGCTGAACTGCAGGCTGAACTATCTTAACCTCTGATTCTACGGGTAAAGCTACCGTAGAGGGTACTGGTTCAGCTGAAAGCTGAACTACAGGCTGAACTACTGGTAAAGCTATCGTAGAGGGTACTGGTTCAGCTGAAAGCTGAACTGCAGGCTGAACCCCTGTATCTAGAGCTGTCAAAATACTCATAGGAAGTTCCGATAGACGAAACCGATAATTCTTACCCTTTGCCAACAACAATTGTTTTGGGCCCCAAAAAACCGAATACAGTACTAATGGATTTTTTGCAGAAAGAGCTGGTGAATACCACGCCTCTATGTTAGATTGACCACGTACAAATAACAGATTACTCTGCATAATATCAGCAATAAGTTGCCAATCTGCCGGCGACCAATCCAGCTCTTTTGCAGAACCCCGTTTTTTATTTAACAGATCCCTCCATTCTTCCAATGACTTACCTGTCACACCAGCAAATAACAGACCTCTAGGGTCCTCTAAGTCCTCTGCAACAGTCGGCATCAAAAAACCTTTTTGTAACCATTCCGGACCCAGAACAGACTCATCTACAAAGTCAATAACTTCATCTTCTGCACCTTCAAACTGTAACATCTCTTCAGGAAACATAGAAGCCCGTGGTCCAAGAATACCCAGACGTTCCATAATATCTTCTGAAGTCGAGGTCCGAGATGTTAAATATAACTCATTTCCTACACGCACAGCTCCTTTTGGCTCTCTAATTGTCTTAACAGACTCATCCATAATTTCATGTCTTTGCCGAGCATATCGCAGAAGTTCATCGCTGATTCGTGCAGTAAATACCATTGTTAAAGGATTAGAACTCTCCGTTGGTACATGGATAAGACAACGGTCACCAGACCATTTACATGACCCAGCACATTTCTCTTCAGGAATAGACAGACAGTCTTCTCGTAAGATTGGCAGTGTTACACGTTCAGAAGTCTGGGTATGTATTAACCATTCTTGAATCTTAGGTTGCAGAATCAAGTCCAAACGTTTCCTTTTTTCATACAGAGGTTGTGAGCCATTTATAATACCTATAAGAATACGGCGCAACGTGGGTCCTTTAGCATCCCTATTGAGCCACCTACTCAGACTAAGACGAATAAGTTGATATGCCTCTTCTGCCTGTTCTTGTACCGATGACGTAGATTCTTCAAGAGAAATAACGGCACCTACATGGTCCGGTGCTCTTAAGAGTATTGCATCGCGCTCCCATGGAAATGCATCCAGTTGATCAACGGGTAAACTAGGAGACTGAATAGCTTCTGCCATAGTCGGCACCATACTACCAACCTCTGTCCTAAATCCAACTATCTGTGCCTGTCTCATTAGAAGAGCTACTGGGCGTAGACCACGGTATTCTGCCAGACTCATATAGAACTTCTCATACACAGACCACGGTGTCATAGGTATCTCATAAAGACGGCCCAAACCTTCTACCAAAAATCCGTCATCCAAACACGGTACAAAACATCCATTAGGAAATACTAGACCAGCAAGACGATTACTTCTATCACGGATAATGGCCTGGGGATTCTTAGATAATAAACTAGACAGTCTTGGCAGAGCCGATGTATCACGGTCTATAGTCCATACATGTGGAGGCGGAGCCGGTCGTGCACATCCTTTTAGGGACTGCCATGTACGAATTAAATGGGTTATAGAACTCTGTACCGGCTTTGGTAATGATGCAGACGGTCCAAAGAATTTAACTGCATCCTTTGTACCATTATACAGTACCAATGGCTCCCAGCTGTCATCGCGTACATCGTGCCAGATAAATGATATCGGTACATCGCCAAATACAGGTGCTAAAGGAATCCCAAACGAGGGACATACGATTCTAACAGTGTCTCCCTCTTGTTCTAAGACAATAAGATGCAGACCCCGTGGTACAATGGGACCTGGTTGGGCTAACATGTGTTCAATATGTCTAATATATTTGGGCTGGCTGGGATCTACAAGATATCGCAGATATGCTGTCCATGCACGATACAGACGGATAATGTGTCCACGGCTATCAGTATCTAGAACATAGCCATTCCGACTAGCAAATCCTTCTAAGACTCCTTGACTAGGCATTTCATTGTCTTTTGCAGCAAATTCAATAAGAAGCGCACCGTAGTTTGCACCCTCAAATGAACGAACCAGACGTCTTGACAGAACATCGTCGGCCTCTTGTAGACGATTTGGGTTTCGCTGGCCCAAGAAAAGACGCAGGACTTGACTGGCATTTTCCATATCTACGAGAGGAGCGAGACCGGCAAACAGGTTCATTCCTCTGCGGCCGCGCTGGACCTGTGTATCCACACCTACACGGACAAAGAGAGTAACATTATCGGCAAACACGGACTTGATACCTTGAGATGTAAGAGCACGTGAACTCTGTTGACCAAAGAACTCGTCCAGTTTAGGAATTAAGAGTGCTATCTTACCAGCATCCAGAGTCTTATCATTGCCTATGATATACTGTTTATTCATGGAATGTAGGATTCCACGGTAATCTGTGACTTTTTCTTCGATTTCTTCTATTTCCTCGGGTGGCTCGGCATATTCTTCTTCTTCTTGGGCCGGTGTAAGTTTTCCCTTGGACATAAAATGTTTTAGAAGACGGGGTGTAGTATCACAGCATGGAAGACCATAACCATTAGGATGCTGGGTTCTTGTCATTGTTCCAATGAAATTGTGGATTTTACCGGTGGCGGCCTTTGGTTCACGGACAATAACGGATTCACCGGCCTTGGGACTGTCCATTTGGCGAATAGCACGTCCACCACAAAAAGGACAGGTCTCAGGAGGTTTAGTAAACCCGCGACCGGCGGTTCCCATAAATTCTTTGGGTAGAAGAGGCAGATTATCATAATCGCACCAGAGCTCGGCACAGATTAAATAGAGGAATTGGCCGGCCTTGGACTTGTTCTCATATCCATAAACGGTCCACATGGGTTTCTTTGAAACGGGGTCGACCAAAAAATACTCATCAGGATATCGGCGTTTAGCACTGAATGTAGGATCTTGAGGAAGGTCACTGGGTTTCTGGGGTGGAAGATCGACAAAACGGACTTGTTCTTGATAACAATTTTTTACACGTGCATACTCAGTCAGTGTCATAATATTAGGTTGGCGGTCATCTCTGCGCTGGCAGGACTTACTATATGTCTTAATACGGCCCGTCTTATCTGCGGGATAGCCAAACATGGTTTTGTCATTCCGTTTAAGTTTGACCATATACCAGTCATCGGCTATGTCGAGAACTGTTCCAGAAGGTATGGGATTATGTCCGCATTCATCTTCTACAGCTGCTATGGCGGCGGTTAAATCAGGAAGTGCTGAACCGGTATCTAAGATTATTTCTTCTTCTTGTGTTTCTGCAGGAGCAGCAGCAGGAGCAGGAGCAGATCCAGAACCTCCAACACTTTGACTTATCGGTTCTTCTTCAAGACCAAAACCAAGTTCTGCTAATAAGTCTCCATAGTCTTCACCACCTTCTTCTAAAGTTGGGACAGTAGCATTTTCTATTTCAATAAGAGTTGTAACAGCCTTTACTGCCGGTGCCGGCTGAGGCAAGACAAGATCCGTATCCGATGCACCCAAGACTACACCAATCACACTCAAAATCCGCTGCAATTCCGTAGCCGATGTAACATCTTGAATTTCTACACGATATTCCGGATGACTCGCATAAATAGCTATTGCTGCACCCGTGTTACGTGATTCTGCTCGTTTTTCTAACCATGTCTCAATCGTGGACTTTGCCACAGCTTCTGTTAGACCAAATCGAGTCTTTACAGCACTAACATATGCATCCATTGATTTTTGTCCGCGTAAAATGAGCTGGGTAATATATTGGAATTGTATTGATTCACTTTCGTAATTAGATGTGGCCCGCCATTGGCACGATAGCAGTGGACCTTCTAATTGAGGAACCTGTTCCAAGAATGGTGTTAGAGCGGATACACGATTCTGAAGGCGTGCTGCAGAAAGAGGCTTAGACTTTTTCGGATTAGGATGAATCCACTTATAAGTGGCGTGAATACCACTCAGAGTAGCCACAGCATCTGGTGCAAATCCCATATGGTCCATTAAAGATTTCAGGGCCTTTTCGGCTTCTACAGCTACTGGAAATCCATACGACATACCGCGTTGAGGTACATCTAGACGGATATCACTTGTGCCATCTTCAAATAAGTGTATCGTGAATGCAGTATCAGTCTGGTCAAGAGGACAACGGGCCACAACTACCGCTCCTTTAGAATTTGGTGCAGGTTGACCCAGATACTGTGACAAAGTCTTGGGGTCAGTTATCATAGGACTTCCATCAGGATGTAGACCAAGTTTAAGTATAGGTGCACCCGAACCTTTGACAGGATAGTATCTCATAAATGGAATTGTAGAAGTAGCTTGGAGACTATAGAATGTCTTTTCCAGTGATTCCGGTTTTACTGTAGGAATAGGAAGAAGCCAACGGATTCTAACAAAGGAGTCCATGATAGCGGATTCACCGGCAGCACCAGTGGCTAGACAACGATTTACAAATCCAATACGACCGGTTCTATCTTGAGAATAGGGAACCGATGCAGAATAGGAATCTTCTAATGTTTTGCGATCCGATTCTATGACTTGGCCAGGTGACTTGAGCCAAGGAAAATACTGTTGATAATAGCCTCCAAAGAGGCGGTCATCAATTGTTGTTACACGAAGCTCATCTAGTGAGATAACATCCAGAATCTCATTTGGTGACATGACCGATTCTAAGATATGGGCACCGGTCATAGTTGGCATCACGGGTTTTCGGATTCCAGCATCATCAACGAGTGCAGGATTCGGTTCTTTATGGGTAAGAGGATCCGGCAAAAACTTTTGTCCTGGCCAACTGAATTCAATAGACCGAACACCTTCAGGCTCTCGTATGCCTACAAATGTACGCTCGGGTGCCCACCGGGGCTCTCCGTCAAAGTGTATCCATATGAGTCGTTTCAAGTCAGTAACACTTAGAAATGGATATACTTCGAGACTTATAAGACCATTTGATGTCCGTATCTGAAGAGAAGACCACGGCCCCTCTAAATTTTTTAATAATGGAATCGTAGTGACTTCCATCCTCTATTAATGTTGAACAACTTAGTATAAAGATTCAGAACTTCGTTCTGAATAAATGGATGCGCCAACTCTTGTCATCAAAGAAATTCCGTTTGTATCCTGTCTTTGTGTAACCCAGAATAAGTTTGAACTTCTGGAACAGGCTATTGACTGTTTTCTTTTCCAGAGTCATCCAGTAAAAGAGCTGGTTGTTGTCTACGAGTCTAACAATCCATGGATTGCAGAGGCCAAAGCAAAGGTCACAAAGGCCAAGGAAGCAGACTCTGTTAGATTCATTGAGGTGCCTATTGAGCCCAAGAAGACTCTTGGTGAACTCCGTAATATCAGTGTTGCATCTAGCCGAGGCGAATACATTATGCAGTGGGACGACGATGATATGTATCATCCTGACCGTATTAGATTGCAAGTGGCTCTGGCTTCTCGAGGTCCTGCATGCGGTAATGTAGTAAATTCAGTTGTGATTTATGACCAGAAGTTGCAACGGGCTTTTCTTTTTAATAATTACAAGTTTGACGGTTCAATTCTAGTGCACAAACAAACATTTTTAGACAAGGTCAGTTATCCATCGCAGAATCGTAGCGAGGATTCCGTAGTTCGTAATGCACTCTTAGTAGATGGTTCTATTGTACCTCTGATGGTTCCGTTCATGTATCTGTATCGGTTTCATACTAAGAATACATGGGATGAGCGACATTTCCATGGTCTGTATTCGCGCTCGGTTCCACTAGACCAGGCTACTACACGTCTTGTGGCAGCCGCGAATTTTCTGGCCGATCCCGCCTTTTTGAAACTTGCACTCCAGACAGCGGCTATGGGTAAGAAAGCCGTGTATCCTACAACGGTCTCCAAAATCTTACATCAGTCTTGGTCATCGCGTACCCTTGTTCCGCACTCGGCTGAGCTTACGGAGGGCTGGAAGGCCTTGCATCCTGGATGGACATATAAGCTCTGGACTGACCAGGAATGTGAGGACTTTGTGTCGGCGGTATATCCCGAATTCTTAGCAAAATACAAGAGCTTTCCATATCCAATTCAACGGTTTGATGCGGTCCGTTATCTCATTCTACATACCTATGGTGGAGTATACTTGGATCTGGATATGTTTCCATTAAAGGCTCTGACTTTTCTTGAATCCTGTACAGAATTTGTTGTTTGTAAAGAGCCGGCTGAGGCTGCGGGCATTCATGGACGGGACTTCATTGTGTCAAATGCATTTATGGCATCACCGCCTCAACACCGATTTATCAATCATCTTCTGCATGATATGTTAACCCACAAGTCCGGTTTCAAGGATAGAAATAATCTGATTTTGGATACAACGGGGCCCTTTTTCATGTCACGGGTCTATAAACGAAGGTCCGATGGAGTCCGTCTTCTGCATCCAGCATATTTCATGCCACTGTCTTACAAGGAGGTGGATGCCTGTGTCTCGCAATCAGATTCGCTAACATTTTATAAAAAAGCTCATTCGGCCTATGGTGTTCATATGTTTGAAGGAAGTTGGTGGCGTCCCCAGAGTGAAAAAGCTCTGTATTCCGTGAGTCTGCCACCGGTCAAAGGAACCTCGCCTATACCAAAAGTTCTGCATTTGACATGGAAGACTAAGGAGTTACCGGCTCAGTTTGATGCGCTAGTTTCCAAGATGCGAACTTTACATCCTGATTGGACCGTAAGAATCTGGACAGATGCTGAGATGTTAGACTTTGTAAAAGAGCATGGTGAGCCTCATCGGTTCCAGAAATACTCGGATTATACCAAGACAATTCAATGCTGTGACTATTTCCGTATCTTCGTGCTCTTCGTGCTAGGCGGAGTCTATTTGGATCTTGATATTGATTTGGACCGTCCCATCGAGTTACCCGAGTACGTAACGGCTTTTTTTCCATGTGAAAAGGTTATGTCTTCGGTTGCACTGGTCCAACATAAGAATCGGGATGCAGTCCGTATTGGCAACTATGCTATGGGTTCTGTGCCGGGCCATCCATTCTTCAAGTACTTCTTGGATCGTCTCCAGTCGGCAAAGTCTAATGATACGGGACCGAATTGGATTCTGGAAACCACGGGACCAGGTGTTCTAACAACCTCATACCATGATTATTTGAAGGGAGCAAATGATGTGACTATATTATATCCGGATTTGGATTGTGATAGACGGTGTAGATGCGAGTCGATTGATGGAGTTACCTCTTGTCGTGTTGGGCCGTTTGGAGCCCATCTTCATGCTGGGACTTGGCGATAGCCAAGTCAATAATATAATCCCATCGTTTATTTGCTACTTCATTTCTAACTCTGTTATTATCATCTCTTACATATACGTAATCGTAAATAATATTATCATGAGATATAAGTGTCTTCATAATAGTGTCTAATTTAGTCGTATCATACTCTTGTTCAACCATAATACAAGATATAATCTTAAAGTTAGGATTATATGTTGAAGAAAAGCTAGCACAGAATTGTTCTGTTTCTTCTTTAATTATAGGTCCAATATTTTCATCATAGCAGATATGTCTGTAATAGATAAATACAGGATTTTTACATGATTGCAATAATTCTCTTGTTCTATCTATTTTTCGCTGTAAACTATCAATGATTTCGGGTTTTGTTGTATCATGGTGCATAAATACAAGTTCTGGGTAATAAATATTAATATTAAATGAGCTCTTAATTTTATGAAATCCAGCCAGGTAGGGATGTGTATTTGTTTTTGTATAAGACTCTATTGTATTGAAATGTTTAAAATTATTCTCTAGGATAGAAGTGACTGTGTTTAATCCACCTTGTTCGTTCCATAAAAAATCAAAAAAAAGAGTTTTTGATTGTTTACCTCTGCGTTTTAATTGATTTGCCCCATCACAGCTACTCCCTAAAGAAATAATGGTATCCATTATATGCATAGTTAGTAGAATTAAATGATTTAGTATAACCGACATTAAGATTTGTATCGGGAGGCCCAGATAAGATGATTAAATATTTCCCTTAAATATTAAGATTAAATGCCGAATCCTTATGGATCATAAAAATATCTAGAGACTTATGATTTATCATCTTATATCCCTTTTCTTTAAGATATGCTATGATTGGTATACTAGTATCATTGTAATTATTTTCAAATTCAATTACATCGATAAAGACCTTATCAAAATTAATTGACTTAATTACTTCTAGCTCAGCTCCTTCCACATCTATAGAAAGATAATTGACATGTTTAATCATATATTTATCAAAGAGAGTTTCTAACCGTTTAGTTTCTACTGTGATAAGAGATGTTTTAGACCCCATTTGATTATTTTCTGAATTTAACCTATTAAGATGTCTAGGATCATATGTCTCTTTTAATCCAGAAAGCATATCTGTATAACCCGTGTTGAAATAGAATTCAGCGGTGCCATCTGTATTAGAAATAGCACAGTTAATATTTATAGACTCAGGTCTATTGACGACTAGTTTTTCAAATACGTTAGTCATAGGTTCGATATTCACTCCTTTCCATCCATTTGTCTTTTCAAAATAGAGTGTATTATTGAAGGCTACGCCATCATGGGCCCCTACATCTACAAAAAACCCATTTTTAAATCTTTTAAAGATATTTTTCTCTAGGAATTCATCCTGCTTATATTGCGAATGAAACATTATACTTAGTAGAACGATAATTAATATAAATATTTGACGCAACTAACCATGTTTTTTCCTTGATGCCCATATAGGATATTCATCACCATTTTTCCCTTCTGCAAAAAACCATGTTTCATCAGGAAGAGTATGACATTTATATTGTTTACATAGTAGAGACCATATACTTTGATCATGTCTGTGTTCATTAAACATAGCGTGATTTGTTATCATAGATGGCGAATCATCTATAAGATGATATATAGATGATAATGAATACCACTGGTTTACTAGATCTATACTATCTGACCGTTTTTGAATAATAAAACTTGTTGCGATTATCATTCCAGAATTTGTATCTTTTAGGGCATTTAAATGATGAATTAAATCCATTTTTGTATATTTATATTCTATATGGTTCGTGATAAATCCAACTATACCGTGTTGCTTGGCTAACTCTAAATACTCTAACAGACGAGGTTTACCGGAAACATGTAATGTGCATCCAGCATCTGCATAAACAAGTATATCTCCATCTTGCATAAGAGCTAATTGTTTTTTGACTATATAAGACTTCCATAACCAATAACCATATCCTCTAGCATTTCCTTCAATAAACTTGCCATGTTTATCCCAAAACTCCGGGTCATTCTTAAGATCGATATCTGTAATTGCTGTTATTACATCAAATACTTTAAATTGCTCTGCTTCTTTACATATACGATGTACAGCGTTATGAAAAGATTGAGTAGGGCCTCCGAATGATAGAAAAAATATACGGGGCATGCTTATATTATTTAGATTATATCTTTTTTTATTATATTAATGAGTTGAAGTATAATACTATTATCTTCTATTAATATATTCCATCTATTGTGCCAATGAAAACAAAAGGCCCCTTTTAAAAAGTTATTAAAATTATATTCTCTATCTGTCTTTTTAAAAAAGGGTAAAGGGTTCATCACATTAATCAGAAATCTATTCTGTATCCAACCAGCATCAAACCAGCTACATGGTAAGACTAATAAGTCTAGTGGACAATCATAAGTTAGTTGTGCTTCTTGAAACCCCCATCCTCTGTTACGATTAATTATAAATTCTATATTTTTTTTCATCTTCTCTGAACGAGGGGCTAATGATATATATATGGCACCATTTGGATAATTCTGATACTCCCACTGATATACGCATAATTCATTCTCATAATTTAAAAAAAGTGGGTCAAAACTGCGTAAAATAAAACAGTCCAAATCAAACCATACACCACCATAATTATATAACAATACATATCTAACTACATCAGAATACCATGATGGTACAGAATTATGTATATTTAAGTTATTAATAAAACCAGAATTATCTCTTTCATATGATATTGAGAATGTTTTAATTTCAGCATATTTTTCAATTTCGATATTATATTGGTTTGGTGTATTATCTTCTAACCATAATATTATCTTATGTTTCTTATTATGTATATTAAAATAATAACAAGATAAAATGGAATACAAGTGTTTTTCATTTAATGATCCTTTCCAATAACAGTGAAAAAGAACCGGGATATTATAGTCTCCGGATAAACTATGAGCAATATTTATTGTTTCGTCATAGTCTGTAATATTAGTGAGGAGTCTCATTACTTATAATATATAAATATAATTAGGTTCTCTAACGTATACGTTCTATATCTATATAAAATAATATATAGATACAATATATGTCTGAATTTAAAATCGGACTTATTCTTGTTGGCCAGATGAGGACATATGAATCGAAGCAGATTATAGCATCATATAATAAATATTTTGCCGGTATGAACATAGATCTATATATCTGCACATGGGCAAATAAGGGTCATAGTAATCACCATGGTTACTTAAATTATAATCGGTCTTATTCTAATGATAGTATTACTGAAGATAAACTAAGAAGTCATTACACCCAATTTCCTTGCTTTTCCCTTAAAAAGATAAAGATTAATACCTTTTCGGAATGGTATAATTCCTTAGATCATGAATATAAACAAATATATCACACACCATTTGGCGGACATGCGAATCATAATACAAGCGTTCCTGCAGAATACATGTATCAAGATGCTGTAACTATGTTACCTACTGAGAATATATATGATAGAGTAATTATATTACGCCCAGATATGGCTCTAATAGATAAAATACCTATCTCAGTAAAAGATGATTCTAATACAATCTATTTTCAATGTCATTGCTATTTATGTATGGATCATTCATGGTTCTCATCGCAGGAAACCATTGTAAAACAGTTACACGATATCTATACTGATTATATAAGTAATAAGAATGAAACGCAATCGACCGATAATAATGTACTGTTACATCATCACGCCAGAAAGAAACAGATACGAATTGTAGCTTATGAGAAACCTCAACTAGAACAAATTATGACATTATGATTTACGAAAGACTTCTATTTCACGTGCATCTCCTGCTCTTAAATCATGTGATACTGTAGTTCTATCACTCAGATACTTACTTAGAAGTGGTAAATAAATATTCCTAAAGTTAACTTCAGTTGCTGTTGTCTCTTTATATTGTTCATAATACATGTCGAAAAAAGATGCAAAATATTCTGCATTTTCTTTGTTCATTAAAAAATAGAAATCTCCGTAATGACCCTGTTGATCCGGTCTCCCATCATTATGATATATATCCGTGTACTTATAAGAATCAAAATTGATAGCTTTAAAAAAAATTATATCTGGTCGTAAAAACATAATATACTTATATTCCTGTATAGTGTTAAGGGTTTTAGCAAGCTCCCATGCGAGTTTATTACCTTTCATCTTAGAAAAAAAACGATTTTCGAGGTTTTCTTGAGTAAATCTAGATTTAATTGGATTATATAGGTTATTTATCTTTGATATAAGATCATTATCAGAACCCCAGCAGTAAAATAAGGTATCCACTGTATAATCTTTATTCGCATCTATTATATTTTTTTTGATAGAATCATAACAAGGAATAAGATAATGGGTACCATCATGCTGTTTCTTGGGCCATGGCCCATAATTTCCTAAAGGAGAATCTATTAAGCCCGTGAATACCAATAGTACCTTACGCATGCTATTTATGATATATTATTTTATTCTTATTAATAAGATGAAAGTTGTAGTACTTTGTGGGGGTATTGGATCACGACTTGGAGATTATTCCTTTCCTAAACCGCTCAATATGATTAATGGGAAACCATCAATAGCCTTTTGTCTCGAGAAGTTACCCGACCACGTCACCACACTTCATTTTATTGCGGCCCCTCATCTTGCCAAGTACAATTTTGAACAGATTATCCATAATCAATTCAAGGGTAGGAAATGTCATATCCATTGGATTCCCTATTTTACTCGAGGACCAGTTGAAACAGCCTGGTTAGGCACAAAGGGCTTTGATACAGATGAACCAATTGTATTCCTCGATAATGATGTTGTCTTCAATTTCCCTGATGATTTTTTTAGCAGCAAGGAATCTGCCTTCCTAGGCTATGCCACAGATACTACGGGATCCGAAGCTTATAGTTTCCTCACTCTGGATAATGGATATGTCACACAGTTCGTAGAGAAGAAACGGATCTCTTCTTCATTCTGTTGTGGAGTCTACGGATTCAAGAATATTCAGCAATTCAGGGATATAGCCTCGTCATGTATGCAGAAGTATGCGGGCAATGAGTTATATATGTCTAGTCTCTTTATTCAGATGTTAGATACCGGGGCACCCATTCAAGGCATCCATTTTGATGGCGATGTCTATCATATTGGATCCCTGAAAGAGCTCAATGCTTCCTGGTCCAAGATTACGAAACCCGCGATGCGAGTCTGTTTCGACTTGGATAATACTCTAGTTACCTATCCCCAGATTCCTGGAGACTATAGTACAGTCAAACCTATCGAATCAATCATAGCTGTAGCCCGTCAGATGAAGGCCGATGGTCATACGATTATTATTCATACCGCTCGTCGAATGCTCACGCATAAACATAATGTGGGAGCTGTAATCAAAGATATTGGGGCTCTAACATTCCAGACTCTCGCTGATTTTGATATTCCCTATGATGAGATTATCTTCGGCAAACCGATCGCCGATATGTACATTGATGATCGTGCTGTAAACCCGTATCGCGACTCTGTGCAACTTATGGGATATATGATGTCTGAGTCGACCTCTCCTCTGAATGCTCTGCCAACAAATGTCCATAATTCGGTGACTATTGTGGATTCTAAAGTTAAAAAGACGGGACCCGCCTCATTCTTGCGTGGCGAGATCTATTTCTATCAGAATATTCCGGATACCTCTATATCAGAGTATTTCCCCAAGTATGGTGGATCCACGATTCGAGGAGACCAAGCAGATCTATACATGGAGGCGATTAAGGGTATTCCATTTTATACCTTGTTTAAACAGGGTCTGATTACGAAGACACATATTAAACAGGTGTTTGAGTTCATGGATATTCTGCACAATATACCGGGCCCTGTGCCATCTAAGGAGGATATGTGCGCGAATTATTCAGATAAACTGAGGAAGCGGTTCACTGTGAAGGAGGACTATCCATTTCCAGATGCATCAGATATACAAGAGGCCTGCTTGATGGCACTCTCATCGTATATACCAACAGGCGTCGCATTTATTCACGGGGATTTGTGGTTCAGTAATATTCTCATTGATTTCAAGGGAAACTTAAAGTATATCGATATGAAGGGGCAGGTCAATGGGATCCTAACCACTGGCGGAGATCGTCTCTATGATTATGGAAAGTTGTATCAATCCATTTTAGGATATGATGCAGCTCTCTATGGAGACAGTCTTAATGAGATCTATAGACACGATATGTTAGACCTATTTGTCAATGAAGTTAGAGCACGTGGTATACCCCTAGATGATGTGCGTACTATTACACGATCTTTGGTAGTCGGGACATTGCCATTCATTGAGAATGATGCAGCAAAAGAACGTGTGTGGGCCTTTCTTAAGACTATTCATCAATAGTCTAAAGTATCTAATACGCGATTAAAATTTCCTTCTATAGTTAAATACTGTAAGACAGTCGTATAATTCTGTAATACAGTATCTAAATGTCTCTGATACCATGTATTATCTAGGATACTAATCTTAGCTAATAACTCATCGACAGATTCATTCTCAAGAATAATCCAGCCGGATGTATCAAAATATTCTGTTATATTTGGGGCCCCATAATAGATGGGAATAGTCTTAGTATATAGGCAGTCGCATAATTTCTCGCTAAAATAATTGTCTTGGCGTGAATTTTCTATGACAAGGGAAAATTGAAATTCACGAAATAAGTGTATCTTGTCTGAACACTTGGATGTCATGGGGGGAATATTACTACGAAAAAAGATAGATGGAATAGTGAAGTCGGAAGATTTCTTTAGAACTTCTATACGGAATCTATGGCCCGCAGTAGAAGCCTTTGCACCAGTTAAGGATGATAGCTGAAACTTCTTCTGTTCTAAATGTATTGATTCTGCATCTTCTTTCGTAATCCATGTAGCATTTGCAATGTATTTTTTTGCATTTGGAAGATGAAGAAGGGATTTATCAAAGGTTAAAATATACTTATATTTGGGCGCATGCATAAGAATATGATCTCTATTATTTACTATAGCATTAGGCTCTACTTGAAGATAAATATTACACTGTTCTTTATCCGGCATTTTATGTGTATCTACATAAAAATGTGTAGGCCTACACGGCAATCGTAATTTATCAGTAGGAAAAGAGCCCCCCCATAACTCTGCACCGATGATATGGATCATTTAATTAACAGTCAGATTTAAAAAATATACGGTAAACTTAGGCTCACCTATAGTAGTGAGAATATTCTTCACTAGTAATTAGACCAGCATATTTAAATATATCCAGGCGTCTATTAAAATTTGTAATACTATTAGGAGTATGATCAATAAAAGACTTGAAGATTAAATATTGATCTCGTAATGATGCATTAAACTCATAACCACATAGGATCTTTTTATTATCAAATACAGAGACTTTCATAGTATGCCTTCCTTGCAAGTGTTTATTAATAACATCTTGGTCCCATCCCTTACTCTGTGTTAAATCGTGAAGCACATTCTCAAAGAAGTGTAGTGTTGCATGTGTACATTTGATCAATATTAGACCAATATTATAGTATCCGCGCCCATCATTATCTGCAAAACAAAGATCATTTGTCTTGTATAAATTAAAAAAATCAACTAATTGATGTCTGTTATTCTGATTAATAAAAATAGTAGCATCTGAGAACAAGATATTTTTATCCATATTTTCTTTAATTTTTTGGATAATAATTTCAATCTTTACAGAAACCCCTCCCCAGAAGGTATGACGTTTATTATTATTCTGAATATCGTCAATTAATACTGACTCAACATCAAAGAGACCAGATAAATTCTTTGTGATGTGCTCATGATAAAACGTATAAAGAGGTGAGTAAAAAAAGATAAATTTGTCCATATAAAACAGTTACGTGAGTTTTCTTTAAATGGTTAGTATAAAGAAAAAATCATTACTCTTTAGTAATGAAGATTCTAATTGTCGGTGCTGGGTTATCAGGGGCGACAGTTGGAAGGTCTCTTGCAGAACTGGGTCACACGATAACCATACTTGAGAAACGGGATCATATTGCAGGGAACTGCTATGACTATGTGAATGATGCGGGCATTCGGATGAATAAGTACGGGGCCCATCTTTTCCATACAAGCTCGGAACGTGTCCGTACCTTTGTTGAACGATTTGCAACATGGATACCATGGAAACACAAGGTCCAAGGAACTCTAGATGGCACATTCTTCCCTGTACCTGTCAATATAGATACTGTGAATATCCTTTGCGGAACTAACATCACCTCTGAATCAGAAATGAAGGAATGGCTCGCAAAAGAGGCTGTGCCCTGTGTCGAGCCGAAGACATCTGAAGACGTTGCGCTTTCCCGTGTCGGCCCCAAACTCTATGAGAAGATCTTCAAGGGCTATACGTACAAACAGTGGGAAAAGTATCCCGCTGATCTTGATCCCTCAGTCTTATCCCGTATACCTGTTCGTATGGACTGGAACCCATATTATTTTTCTGACAAGTGGGAGGCTCTACCTTCTAAGGGATATACAGCGATGGTGGCCTCAATGTTAGATCATCCAGGTATCACAGTAATACTGTCGACTGGCTATGAGCATTCAATGAAGGTGGACTATGACTATGTCTTCTATACAGGGCCCATCGATGCCTATTTTGCATCAGTTGGTTATGAGAAACTTGAATATCGATCTATTCGCTTCGAAGAGGAGACCTTGGCTATCGATCAGTTTCAACCAATAGGGGCTGTCAATTATCCCTCTCCTTCTGTACCTTTTACCCGTATCATTGAATACAAGCATTTTCTACATCAGAATGTTCCTGGGCGTACTACGATTGTCAAAGAGTATACACTGGCAGAGGGAGATCCGTATTACCCGGTCCCAACTGAAAAAAATCAGGCACTCTTTACCAAATATCAGGCTCTGGCCCTCAAGGAGGAAGGAGTTTTCTTTGTTGGTCGATTGGCGAACTACAAATATTATAATATGGATGCTGCAATCTTAGCAGCGTTAGAAGCGGTTGATTCTTTTATTGGCCAAAATAAATGAGATCATTTAAGCGTATTGAGGAGGTAAAGCCGCCC